AAATTTCCAAATTTACTTAAAATACCTTTAGCACCTAAAGATACTGAACTTGTAAGTCTTTTGGCCATGTCTCCTGCAGCAGTACCTAATTTAGCACCAAAGGCTCTAGTACTACCAAATAAATTTCCAAATTTACTTAAAATACCTTTAGCACCTAAAGATACTGAACTTGTAAGTCTAGTAACCATCTTAGCACCAACGTCTGCTACTTTAGTACCAAAACCTTTAACAGATGAGAATAAACTACCAAATTTACTTAGAATAGAAGTTTTTCCAGCAAATAAGCCTGTTTTAACTGCCCTTGCAAGTCTACTAGTTAAATTTGCAGCAGTAGTACCAATCTTACTTGCAAAGGTTCTTAACGCACCAGTTTTACCAAAGAAACTAGCAAATTTATCAGCAATCTTAGTGGCAAATGTAGATGTTGTAAGTCTATTGAGTAAACCTTTAGCAGTAGTACCTATATTACTCGCAAGAGTTCTTAATGCACCACCTTTACCAAAGAAACTGCCAAACGAACCTCTAAGACTATTAACAATATTTTTTGCTCCAAGAACCCCTCTTTTGGCAGCATTTAAAACACTACCTTTCATTGAAGAAAATGTACCTAATACAGAGGTATATAATGTTCTGAATACTCCAGCTTTACCAAAAAGATTTGTTTTAAATAAGCCTTTAAAGATTTTACCAATCGCCCACTTACCACCGCTGTACGCAACTTTACCTAGAAAATATATACCTTTAAACATTCTGAAGGGCGCAAATAAAAGACCTAATGCACCAATCGTAAGTGCCAAATTACCAAAATTATCTTTTATTGATATTATTCCAGCCAGGAAACCTTCTTCTGCAAATGCTGTATAAACATCTCCAAATGATTGACCTATTTCTCCAAGTTTTTTTGTAAGTTTTTTAAATCTGGGATCATCAAAGAACTTTGTTAGTGCAAGTATTAGTCCTCCAATAGCAAGGCCCTTTAAAGCTGCAAATAAACCTTTAGTAGCACTTTTACCCATTCCTTTAAAGCTGCCTAGAATACCAGTTAACGATCCAGACATTTTTTTGAATAATTTTTGCGAAACTAATTGTAGTCTTGAGTTTTTCCGTCCTTCGTTTTCTGTTTCACCCTTACTCTTTTTCGCAGCATTTGCCTTTCTGGTTTCGGCTGCTCTTATTCCACCAGCAATTTTATTAGCACTCTTTTCTCGTGAAAGTGATTCTCTGCCAACCTCAAGAGTCTGACCTTGAGATACTGCAACGCTCCTTAAAGCGTCAGTAGTTTCTTTTTGTGCTCTGAGTAATTCTTTGAAATCTGCCATTCGACTACCTTATTTTTTAGACGGTGTTTTTTTGGATATTGCTTGTGCTCCAAAGAAAGCTGCGACAATACCAGCAACGGCAATGAAGTAAACTCCAGCCATATCACCTAGTATTTTTGCAGCAGAATCAATACCACACACAACTGATACAACAACACATACAGGATATAGCAACATTCCTGTAAGTGCGAACCATGCCATGTTACGTTGTGCATCTCTCATTGCATCTGCATCTTCTAGTTCTTTTCGTTTGAACTCTAAGTACATCTGCTCTTCTTCTTTAGATACCTTTCCATCACCATTAGAGTCTGCTGGATGGTAATCTTTTTTTACTTCTTCTTCTGCCATAACCGATTCCCTTTTATTTATTTTTTGCTGCTTGTTCTTTTTGTGCCTTTTCTTCTTCTTCGAGGTGTTGTACCAACATATTAACGTATACTTCTCTTTCCCACGGTAACATATTATCAAGTTCTGTTAAACTATATTTATGATGCTGCATTAATCCAAAATTAGTTTTAAAATAAGATTCTAGACTGTCATGGGCCAGTCCTATCCTAAAAAATTCTCTAGTCCCTCCAATACAACTTCACTTGTAACCTTTGTGTTAGGATTTGTTACTTTAAGAGTATGACAAAGTTTAGGCATCGAATCAAAAAATCCAGTTACTTTTTCAAATTGTTCGTTTGTAAAATTATCTATAAATTCTTCAATTTCTTTTTTTGTTAAATCAGTCCTTCTATGAACATCATCACCAGATTCAATAGTTTCAATACAATTAACTAAAAAATAGAATAATTGTTCAGTTGAAGATAGACCAGATGCATTTGCCAAATCAGTCATCTTTGGGTATCTAAAAGATAATTTGATATCATCTGTAATTTGTATTTCTTTTGAATGTTCTTTTTTTATTTGAATTGAAACTTCACTAAGGTCTATTTTTTGTTTAACTTTAGTTGTTTCATCATCAGGACAAACTAATGTTACTTCAACTGTTTCTCCTACAGATTTTGCTCTTATTTGTAAAAACACATATTCAATATCAAACATAGGATTTGTTTTAGCATCTACTTTATTGAAAGTACATGCCGAAACAAGAGATCCCATTGCATTTGCAATATCTTTCTCAGCATTTGTTTCTTGAGCTATAAGAAGTATTTTTTGTTCTTTAACCAAAAATGGTCGGTATTTAATAGTTTCGCCTGTTGAGGGCAACTCCAGTTCATAAGTTGGAGTATTCAGTTTAGGTAGTGCCATAATTTTTCATCCTTTATAATATTATAGTTTGTTCAATACACAAAGATTATCAGCCTAATAATCTTCTTTGTGCTGCGTTTAGTCGGTGCGATAAAGTTGCTCCATCTACACCTATGCCTGAATCACTTATTGATTCAAGTGGACTTCCTGACGAATCAAGACCAGTTGTTAGATTTTTCCAATGTCGATATGCAAAATTTACAGTTAGTGTTAGATAAGTACCACCATTTTGGTATGATAATCCCTGTTCAATAATACTTACAGGAAATGCTTCAATAAGTCTAACACCATAAGTTTCTTCAAATGAGTCTTTGGTATCAGCTATTGCAGAAATATCTATACTACCAACATAGTTGCGATAATATCCCACAGCAAATGTGTCTGGATTATATGCTAAACTTTGCCATGCTTCAAAATATAATTTCTCTCTCATTCTAGAATCACATTGAAATGTTGCAGATACATCTCCGTAACTAACACCTGATACAATTTTTCGTATAGGCCCATATATATTTGTATCCTCTTTCGTATTTAAACTTTGGCCAGGAAATGAAATAGATTCACATTTCAGTCCAGTCATGCGAACTGTACCGTCACCCAAAGCTTGTTCCATCATACCATCAAACCTGTTGCCGCCAGTTAGTCTTCGGGGTGGATACAATGCAACTTCATAGCGATTTGGACGAGATATGCCGTCCTGTGCAAGTATAGCCGCTACTTCATTTTGATTTGCGTAAGCCATTAAATCATCTTCCTACTATCTGAATAGACCTCAGATGCACTTCCTTTTTTCCATCTTGCGATTGGTAAAAGTGCTGCAACTGTAAACTGATCTGCTGTTATCAAACGATAACGTGTTTTTACTCTGCCTGATAAATATCTTTTAAGTGTTGGTTTAATTAAATCTATATTTTTAAGTTTCTTATAATTTACTTTTAATAGTGTCGACTCATCAAATTTAGTATTATTACTATAATCAACTAATCTGTCTAATAATTTAAGTCTTAATGTCATAGGTAAGTAATGTAAATTAATACCCAAAAATCCATCAGGATATTTTTCAATAGGTAATACTAGAGGAAACGTGTCATAATATGGTAGTGTTGCTCTATATTTAGGGTCATAGAAAAACATATTGAGTTGACCATAGAATGGTGTTTTCATTTGGCCACCATCACGAATTAAGTCCATAGCGCCAGGCTGACCAAATTCTTTGATCTTATCCCGATACCATGCAGTAGATTTTGGTCTACCCTTTGCAGCATCAATAACGCTTTGAATGTATTTGCTCTTTGCCATAATACTATTTATACTTTGGATTAAGGTGGTCTTCAGTTAAAATCTTAAATTCCATTCCTTTGTTTATACAATATTCGTTAGCAGATTTCCATTTTGCTTGATTGATTGTCCAATTCTTTACGTCATTGAACCATCTCTTTGTCTTACGTTTGGGTGAAGTTGGAGGGGACTGACATTGATACTTTGGTTTCACTTCAATAATAAACCTTTTTATGTTACCGTTTGCTTGTTTTACCTTCATATAGAAATCTGGAAAGTATCTATGTAACTTACCATCCCAAGGTGACATATATGGTATAATGATTTCTTCGCTACCCCATTCTATTACCTTATCGTGTGTATCACAGTATACCATAAGCTTACGTTCCCACAGTGAACGGTATATCACTTGAGAAGGATTGCCCACATACTTTTTAGGGTTGCTGGGGAGATATTTGCCACGGTATGCCATATCTTTTCTTATAAATAGTTTAAACTCATAGGAGTATTTATAGATGTT